ATTTAGAGGGGGATAGTGGCCCTGACCAGCACTTTTGGTGCGAAATGGGCCATACAGCCAATGGTATTCGAGAAAACAGATACCTGTAATTCCTGATACTGTATTTGTTATAGATCAGAGCAGGAGCACACTTGCCCCAGAAAAGCAATGTCACGCACATTATCAAGCGTGGAGTGGCTAAGGATCTCGAGAACGGCGACGTTGTGGCGAACGTCGAGATGCTCGAGCTCCGCAGGCCAACCCGGAGAACCAGAAGGAGTCACCCCGTGTTCGGATACCTCGACCTGCCCGCGGCAGCCAAGCTCAAGCTGACGGGGAAGGAGTGGGAAGTGCTCACGCAGATCCTCGCGGCGACCAACATGGAGACGGGTGAGGCCCGCATCACCGGCGCTGAGATTGCGCGGGCGACGGGGATGCACCAGCCCGCAGTGGCTCGGCTCCTCGCCGGGCTCCGCGAGCGCAGCATCGTCATCCCCGTCGGTGTCAGCATCCAGCGGGTCAACACGCACCTGTTCTACCGGGGCGGGCTCACCGAATGGGACGACGCCACCAGTCAGGAAGAGGACGAACCGCAATGGGTGAAATGATTCTGCACCGCTCGAAGGCGAAGAGCACCACGCCGGCGCAGCACTTCCGCGACTACTGCGAGTTCGTCCTGCAGAACGGCGTCACCAAGCAGCTTGTCGCGCACCTCGCCAACTACAGCACCGGGATCATCGCCGATGAAGCCCTCGCCAAGCGCATCCTCGCGCAGGCAGTACGAGCAGCGTCGTAGCGCGAAAAATCGCGAGCGCTTCGCGCTGTAGATGCGCACCGCCCAGTTATGGGTTACATTATGCGCATGGCGCGACCACTGGACGGAGCGACCCCGAAGGATCAGAGCATTACCTTCCGGGCAACAAAGTCGACCCATGCCGCGCTCGACCGTCAGCGAGGCCAGATGAGCCGCGCCGACTATCTCGCACGCCTCATCGTCAAGGATGGGCAGACCCGGAAGGACAGCACGAAATGAACCCCACCGAAGAGAACACCGAACTGCAGTACGACGAACTCAGCGAACCGCAGAGGCTCGAACTCGAGGCCGAGCGCGCCGAGAAGACCGCGGCATCCCTCCGCGACGACGCCTACCTCTACCGGGAGCAGGCGAGCAAGATCCGCGGCGATGCAGAGGTCTACGCTGGCGGGATTCACGGCTATGGCATGCCGGGAATGGTCGACGAGGCCAACAAGACCATCAACCCGCTCTCCCCCGGCACTCCGTTTCAGGACTACCTCGACAGGATGATCTACGCCAAGGATCACGCGATCACGAACACCGATGGCTCCGTCGAGTACGGGCCGTCCCCCGAGGACATCGGTCGTGCGGCCAAGCTCCGCGCCGAAACGTTCGCCATGCTCGAGGAGGCCGAGGCACTGCACCCGCTCGCCGAGCCCGACACAACGGAAGCCGTGTCCGACCAGTACCTCACGCGTGCGGACCTCGCCGACAGAATTGCCGCGACGGGGGTGCAGGAAGACCCCCAGCACCCGACGACCCTCGGCGCCCTCGCCGCCTTCCGCACGGAACTCGCTTCCGCCGTCCGCTCCGGCCTGATCTAGCCATGGCGCTCTACGTCACCAAGCCGGTCATCATCGAGGCCATGCAACTGCGTCACGATGTCTGGCGAGAGATCACCGACTGGTGTCACGGGCGCTACACCATGGGCACCAGCGGCACGTTCCTCGACATCTCCAACGGCACCGAGTCCATCCGCGCCTACCCCGGCGACTGGGTGGTCTACGTCGGCGCCAACGAGTGGATGGTCTACCACAACACCGAGTTCCTCGACACCTTCCTCGCGGCCGACGCGGGGATGGTCGCGGACGCCGCCGCCAAGCCGGAAGTCATGGTGATTCGATGAAGCTGCACCCGCTGGAAGTCGTGTCGGTCCCGCTCAACGAGATCGACCAGCACCCCGATAACGCCAACAATGGCGACGTCGACGCGCTCGAGCAATCGATCGAGGTGAACGGCTTCTACTCGCCGATCATCGTGCAGGCTTCCACCGGGTACATCATCGCCGGCAACCACCGGTATCTCGTCGCGACGAAGCTGGAGATGGCGACGATCCCCGTGATCTACCTTGACGTCGACGATCTCGAGGCCAAGCGCATCATGGTGGCCGACAACCGCATCACTCGCCTCGGTTTCGACGACGAGGCGCAGCTTCTCGAGCTCCTCGAAGACCTGAAGGCCACCGATGCCGGGCTCTCGGGCACCGGCTACAACTTCGACGACTTCACCAAGCTCGAGAAGCTGATCTCCGAGCCCCTCGACCTCGCCGACGAGCCCGAAATGGAGCCCGTCGGCGAGCACATGGGCAAGCACCTGAACTACACCCTCATGCCGGTCATCGAAGAGGATGGCAAGGTCTATCGTTTTGACGTGTCGAAGCCGAGCTACAAGCACCTGACGGCCAACGACTTCAACGTGATTCGCAAAGCGTTCGGTCAGCAGCCGCTCTCGCGCGAAGAACTCGACACCTACGACGTAGACGACTGGAAGAGGTAGACCCATGGCCGAGAATCCCACCGGTGGGACGGGAAAAGACTCCCCAGACCTCAAGAAACTGCGCTCCGAGGTCGGGAGCGAGATCGACAACATCGATTCTGACCGCAAGGGGCCGACGACGGCGCGTGCTGCCGCCCAGATGCTCGCCGTTGGCTACGATCCGGCCGATATTGCGGCCCGACTCAACTACGTGAGCCCTGCAGCGGCTCGAATGGCGGCGACAAAGGCCATCGCTGACTCCGCGGGCGACAATGACTGGGTTGCGCTGCGGAATCTGACCGGGAAGCGCTACGAGATGCTCCTCCGGTCGGTCGCAGTGAAGGCACTCGACACGAAAGACCCCGAGCACCTTGCATACGCACGCATGTTCCTCGAAATCACGAAGCAGATCGCGATTCTGCACGGCCTGAACGCTCCGCAGCGCCTCGAGGTCACCAATCCCGATGCGCGCGAGTTTGAAGAGGTCATCCAGCGCATCGCGCTCGAGCTCGGCCATACCGTGGCTCAGGAAGCCGACATCTTCAACCTCGAAGAGGACGACGACGGGGTGTGGAAGTCCGAGGGGGACAGCGATGAGACCCAAGCTTCCTAGCGGACCCAAGACGCCCTACGAATTGCTCGACGCGGCCCTCGCCGCCGCCGAAGAGACACGCGGAGAGCGCAAGTCGATCGGCCTCAACCTCAACCTGAGCTTGTACCTTGCGGCACAGCGCGCTGCCCGTGCTCGAGGCATGTCACTGGCCGCATATGCGCGCCGGGCGCTCGCCGCGTTCATCTCATTCGACCTCGGCGAGGACTACCTCGAGCTCATGGAGGAGGAGCGGGGCGTGAACATCTATGGCTCGCTCGAGAAGGCCACCGCTACGATGAAGCCACGAGGTCGAGGGTTCGGCCCGTGGAAGATCGAGGGGCTCAGCGACTATGGCGATTGACCTCGGTACTCCCGAAGGGCTCGCCGAGTTCACCCGGTACACCAAGGGGTGGAGCGAGAAGGCCAAGGGCGAGGCGATGAAGACGCTGCGCGCCCGGCTCGAGGGCGAACGCCGCATGTGGTACTGCACCCGCGGTCGCGTCTGCGATGGCGAAGCGCACGAGGGGTTCGACTACCCTCATGCCCGCGGCGACCAGTGGCCCCCGCGCGGAACCGACTGGTTCGTCTGGCTCATTCGTGGCGGTCGTGGCTCAGGCAAGACCCGCGCCGGCGCCGAGTACGTGCGCCGCCTGTCCGAGAAGTTCGAGCGCATCGCGCTGATCGGCCCGACCACCGCGTCCGTGCGCGACGTCATGGTAGAGGGCGAGTCCGGGCTGCAGGCCGTGTTCATGGCTCAGGGGCAGGAGATCAAGTGGGAGCCCTCGAAGCACAAGATCACCTTCCCGTCGGGCGCTGTCGCCGGCACGTTCTCGGGCGAGGAGCCTGACCGACTCCGTGGCCCGCAGCACGCCGCGATGTGGCTCGACGAGCCCGCCCATATTCCGCTGATCTCCGACGTCTGGGACATGGCGCTGTTCGGCCTCCGGCTCGGCGACCGTCCACACGTCGCGATGACCACCACGCCGAAGCCGACAAAGTGGCTGCGCAAGATGATCAAGGACAAGGGCACCCGGTCAACCGCAGTGTCGACCTACGCGAATATTAAGAACCTTGCGCCCCAGTTCGCCGAGCTCGTCCTCGCCAAGTACGAGGGCACCCGCCTTGGTCGTCAGGAACTCCACGGTGAGATCCTCGAGGACGTGGAGGGCTCGCTCTGGAAGCTCGAGATGCTGCAGCACATCGCGGAGCTCGATTTCGACATCACCAAGCTGCAGCGCATCATCGTCGCGATCGACCCGGCAGGCACGAACAACCGCAAGTCAGACGAGACGGGCATCGTCGTGGTCGGCAAGATCGGCCAGAACCTCTACGTGCTCGAAGATGCCAGCGGCAAGTACAGCCCCAACGGGTGGGCAGAGATGGCGATCAAGCTCTACACGAAGTGGAAGGCCGACGCGATCGTCGCCGAGAAGAACTACGGCGGCGATATGGTCAAGGCCACCATCGTCAACGTGCTCAAGGAAATGCGCACCGACGCCCGCATTCTCGTGCGCACGGCTACCCGCTCGAAGCAACTGCGCGCGGAGCCGATTGTCGCCAAGTACGAGCAGAAGAGGGTCTATCACGTAGGCTCGACGCTGGCCGATCTCGAGACCGAGATGACGACGTGGGTTCCCGGCGAGGGCGACTCGCCGAACCGGGTCGACGCCCTCGTTTGGGCAGCCACTGAACTCGTCGGCGACGCCGGCACTTTCACGATTACGAGCCCCCGTGGTCGTGGCAACGCAAGGAGAGCAGCATGAACTTCCCGACCGACCCGATCCTCATCCTCGCCGCCATCGCAGTCGCTGTCGCTGGCGTCGGGCGCCTCTCGCGCGTGCTCACCTACGACGATTTCCCGCCCTCAGTGTGGGTCAGAATGCAGTGGGCCAAGCTCACGAAAGACGGCCCATGGTCGAAGCTGGCGAGTTGTCAGTGGTGCGCCACGCCATGGATCATGCTCATTTGCCTCTCGTGGGGGGTATTCTCTGAATTGCATTGGTCGTGGTGGGCGTTCTGGGGTTGGCTCGGAATCTCCTACCTCTCAAGCATTCTGATCGGCCGCGACGAACAGCGCGAGTAATCGCTGAGGGGGGCACATGCCAAGGACTGAGAGGTTCGCTCAGCCCGCGACCCTTGTGACAGCGAACTCGCTGATCGCATCGGCTCGGAGTATGGCCGCAGCGAACTCGGCAGCCGCCAGCCGGAAGCCCAAGACGGTCAAGGTCGAAGACTTCCAGAAGCGCGCGTGGGAATGGTACGACCTCATCCCCGAGTATCGCTTCTCGTGCGACTGGGTGGGCAACGTCCTCTCGAAGGCCAAGCTCTACATCGCCAAAGACGGCGTGCGCATCGAGGACGAGTTCGCGCTCGACGCTCTCGCGTCACTCTTCGACGGCCCCGAGGGTCAGGCCGAGATGCTGCGCATGCTAGGCATCCACATGACCGTCGCCGGCGAGGGCTACATCATCGGCGTGTCGAACGACAACGATGAACTCGCGGACGAGTGGATGGTCATCGCCTCCACCGAGCTCAAGTACGACGGCGCGAGCAGCTACAAGATCGGCTCCGACCCCATCGAGGACAGCGACCCGCTCGTCATCCGGTGCTACCGCAAGCACCCGCGCAAGCCGAAGCAGGCCAACTCCCCGAGCCGCCCTCTGCTCGACATTCTGCAGGAGATCTACAAGCTCACGCAGCACGTCGCCGCGCAACTCGACTCACGTCTCGCCGGTGCCGGCCTTCTGCTCCTGCCACAGGAGATCAGCTTTCCGAATGGCCCGTCCTCCGACTCGAACGAAGACCAGTCGCAGCAGCAGCGCGCCGCCGCGTTCCTCGACGAGCTCATGCAGACGATGGCTCTCGCGATCCAAGACCGCTCTGACCCGTCGGCTCTCGTGCCCATCATCCTGCAGGCGCCCGGCGAGTTCCTCGACAAGATCCAGAACCTCACGTTCTGGTCCGAGCTCGATGGAAAGTCGGTCGAGCTCCGCAAGGAAGCCATCGGTCGACTCGCGATGGGGATGGACATGCCCCCCGAGGTGCTCACCGGCACCGGCGACATGAACCACTGGGGCTCATGGCAGGTCGAAGAGGCGAGCATCAAGTCGCACACTGAGCCCCTGCTCAAGATCATCACCAGCGAGCTCACCAAGAAGTTCCTGCACCCGCTGATCGAGGATGAGGTTCCCGAAGAGGAGCTCTCGAGCTACACCTTCGAGGCCGACACCTCCGAGATGCGTCTGCGCCCGAACCGGTCCAAGGAAGCCATGGAGCTCTACGAGAAGGGTGAGATCTCCGCGACCGTCCTGCTCCGTGAGAACGGGTTCGACGAGGCCGACATTATGGGCGAGGACGAGCTCAAGCGCTGGTTCATCCGCAAGGTCGCGAGCGGTTCGACTACGCCCGAGCTCGTGCAGGCAGCCCTCGAGGAGCTCGGCATCCAGTTCGTTCTCCCCGAGCCGATCGCGTCCCCGACCACCGAGGCGCGACCCGAGCCCTCGATCGCCGACCACCCCGTTCAGGAGCTCCCGACCGATACGACTGATCCTGCCAACGACGCGATCGCTGCGGCAGCGGAAGCCGCGGTGTTCCGCGCACTCGAGCGCGCCGGCAACAAGATCAAGACGAAGTTCGGGCTGCGCCCACCCGGTGTCGTAGCCATGGATCTGTACCAGCACGTCACGCTCGGGGTCTCGGATGCCGACGACCTGCTTGAGGATGCGTGGTCGACCGTCGACCGGATGAGCCTGGCGTGCGACAAGGCTGCGTTCGTGCAGTGCGTCGACAGCTACACGCGGTCTCTGCTCATGACACGCGCGCCCCACGATATGACGATGATGCGCTCATACCTCGCGCTCGCCAAGGAGCCCGCCTGATGGACTACGAGGAGTTCGCTGCGTCGCGCAACACTCGGCTCGAGGCGGCCGACAAGGAGATGCGCCCGATTGTCGCCAAGGCGCTCGCGAACTTCGGCGGGGACTGGGCCGGGGACATCGTGGAGCTTGCCTCTGTGCTCTGGCTCGAGATCTTCCAGCAGGAGTCGCCCGACGCCTTCCCCGACAACGGGCTGCGCGACTTCGCCAAGATGCTGACAAGCTCGCTCGAGAAGACGTCGACGCCCGACACGCCGCCGAGCGACGGGCAGATCGACCGCATCACGATGTGGCTCGGGACCGTCACCGTGAACGACGCGACGGTCAGCGCGCACCGCGCCAACTCCGTTCCGAACAAGCGCTGGGTGACCATGCGCGACGGCGATGTTCGTGACACACACGTCATGGCCGCTCGACAGACCGTGAGAATCGGTGCAAAGTTCAAGGTAGGCGGGTACGAGCTCGACTATCCCGGGCAGCCAATCGGCCCGCCTGAAATCTGGATCAACTGCCGCTGTGTCGTGCAGGGCGTGGGGAGAGGGAGAACGATGAACAACACGAGCACTACCTTTGCGGTAGATGTGCCAGTCGAGGAGCCGGTGGTCGAGGAGACCGTCGCTCCCGAGGACGCACCCGTTGACGAAGAGCTCCCGATCCCGTTCCACGGCGTCGCGGCCCCGGTCGGAGTGCCATCGGGCGACGGCCGCATGTTCGCGATCGGTTCGATCGAGTTCCGCGAGTTCCCGTTCCCCCTGCTCTACCAGCGCGCGAGCGACGACGGGCACGGTGGATCGGTGCGCGTCGGCGCGATCGACAAGATGTGGGTCGACGAGGCCAACCTCATCCAGTACAGCGGAACCTTCAACTCGACCCCCGAGGTCGAAGAGGTCATCAGTGGCCTGATCGACGGCTCGGTTCGTGGCGTCAGCGTGGACGTGGATCAGTCCGCGATCGACATGCAGGCGTCGACCCCGATGGATGACATCGATGCCTTCATGTCGGGCGAGGCCATCACGGTGTTCTCCCGTGCGCGCATCGCCGGCCTGACCGTCGTGGCGATCCCGGCGTTTCAGGAGGCGTACCTCGCGCTCGGCGAATGCGACTGCCCCGACGAGATGGCCGATCACTCCGAGATCGACGACCCGTTCCCGAACGAGGAAGAGGGCGATGGCATCCACGTTGCGCCTGCACTCGCCCTCGTCGAGACTCACGCCGCAGACGTCCCCCTCGAGGAGCAGACTCTCGAGAACCTGATTGCCTTCCTCGCGGCGAAGGGCATCGAGGGAGTCGTCGCGTCTGCCGTCGTCGACGCCTTCGCCCCCGGCACCAAGGATGGACCGGGCTGGATTACCAACCCCGAGGACACCGCGCGCATTCGCCGCTACTGGACCCACGGCAAGGGAGCAGCCAAGATCCGCTGGGGTGAACCGGGAGACTTCAACCGCTGCCGCAAGCAGCTTGCGAAGTACATCACCAACCCGCAGTGGCTCGCCGGCGCGTGCGCGAACATGCACAAGGAAGCTCTCGGCGTCTGGCCGGGTCGCGAGACCGGCGCGCACTCGCTCGTCGCCTCTGCCCCGTCAGTCAGGCTCGTCTACCCGGCTGCCGAGACCACGCTCCCGAGCGAGTGGTTCGCCAACCCGAAGCTCTCGAAGGCCACGGCGCTGACTGTGACCAAGGAGGGTCGCGTCTTCGGCCACATCGCGAAGTGGGGCGTCTGCCACATCGGGCTCTCCGGCGTCTGCACGACCGCGCCATTCTCGGCGACGAACTACGCCATGTTCCGCACCGGCGCCGTCCTCACCGAGAAGGGCGAGATCGCCGTCGGGCAGATCACGATGACCACCGGCCACGCCGGGGAGCAGTGGAACGCGAAGAAGGCAATCGCGCACTACGACAACACCGGCACTGTGGTTGCCGACGTCACCAGCGGCGAGGATGCGCACGGCATCTGGGTCGCCGGTGCGCTGCGCGACGGCCTCACGGAGCAGCAGGTTCGCGAGTTCCGCGCGGCTCCGATCTCCGGCGACTGGCGTCGTATCGGTGGCAGCCTCGAGCTCGTCGCAGCCCTCGCGGTCAACGTGCCAGGCTTCCCCGTCCCTCGCACCTCGCTCGCCGCGTCGGGCAACGTGCAGACGTCGCTCATTGCCGCGGGAATCGTGGAGCGCGAGGAGCTTGTCGCGAGCGTGAAGCTCGACATGGACTCGGCAGTCGGCCTCGTGGCTGCAGTTGCAGACGAGATGGAGCACCGCGCCAAGCGTAAGGAGCGCCTCGCTGCGATCGCGAGCGACAGGGACAAGATGCGTACCCTCCGCATCGAACGAGCGAAGGCGAAGGTCAAGTAGATGGCGTGCTCGTGCGCGAACAAGAAGAATGCCAGCGGCCTGTGGACCGTGACCAAGCCTGACGGCACGAAGTCGACGTACCGCACCGAGATCGAGGCGCGCGCCGCCGCCGTGCGAGTGGGTGGCACCTTCCGCGCGAACTAAGCTTGGCGAGAAGCCCCCGTGGACCGTCTGGGAATACCCGGATGGAGGCGCACCGCGGGGGTTTCGCCATGTCCGGCGTGTCTGATGTTGCTGACCGTCGGCGTTTCGTGCATACTGAGCCGCAGAAGCAGTAACGGCTCTCCTGCCGTAGAGCGGGTGGCAATTGACAATCACGTCCAATTCCCAGACCCATCTCTACCGACAGTAGGAGCATTCCCATGAAGTTCAAGCTTCCCGACGGCCTCAGTGCCCTCGACACCGCCGCAATCGACGCTCTCCTCGCGGACGCGCTGGCCGAATACGCCGAGCTCACCGCGATCGACGAGCTCGAACTGACCGACGAGCAGATCGACGACCTCGAGGGTCTCGCCGCTGCCGTCAACACGATTCAGGCTGAGAGCGACACCCGCACTGCAGCCGCAGATGAGCGCACGGCACGCATCGCTGCCGCGCGAGCAACACTCGACGCTGCCAGTGTCGAGCCAGAAGCCGAGGCCGAGACGGAGGGCGACGAGGACATCGTTGTTCCCGACGACGCCTCCGAAATCCTCGAGGGGGAATCCGTGACTGCAGCAGCAGGGACACGTCGCAAGGTCGTCAGCCGTGTCGCTCGCAAGGTCGAGCCGGATGCTCCGGTCGACGAGGCCACGGATCGCCCGAAGAACACCATCATCGCGTCGATCGACATCGCCGGCTTTGCAGCAGGCACCGAGATCACCGACCTCACCAAGGCGGCGACTGCAGTGCAGGCTCGCCTCAAGGGGTTCCCGACCTCCAAGGGCTCCGGCGAGCGTCAGGACCGCTACGGCGTGTTCTCGATCAAGCGCGAGATCCCGGCAGAGTTCATGCTTGGTGACTCGGTTGGCGAGAACTACGCGACCCTCATGGCCGCGGCTCAGGAGAAGCGTCTCCCGGGCAACTCGCTCGTCGCAGCCGGTGGCTGGTGCGCCCCGTCGGAGACCATCTACGACCTCATGGCGTGGGAGACCGTCGACGGCATCCTCTCGCTTCCCGAGGTGGGAATCAAGCGCGGTGGCATCAACTACACGCAGGGTCCGGACTTCTCCGCGATCTACTCGAGCATCGGGTTCGTCCAGACCGAGGCCGAGGCCGAGGCCGCGACCGTCAAGAACATCATCGACGTCGAGTGCCCCGACTTCTCCGAGGTTCGTCTCGACGCGATCGGCTACGGCATCCGCGCCGGCATCCTGACCAACGTCGGATACCCGGAGCTCATTCGCCGCTACCTCGAGGCCGGCCTCGTCGCTCACCAGCACAAGGTGAACGCTCGCGTCATCTCGAAGATCGTGACGTTCCTCGGCACCGCGGTCAACGCAACCGAGTACGGCTCGGCTGTCGCTGACACGCTGAACGCCCTCGAGCTCGCGGCCGAGCGCCTCCGCTACAAGTACCGCCTGAACATCGGCGCCACGCTCGAAGCCTTCGCCCCGGCGTGGCTCCGCATCGTGTTCCGTCGCGACCTCGCGTACCGCATGGGCGTTGAGAACTTCCTCAGCATCACCGACGCGCAGGTGACGGCGTTCTTCGCGATCCGCGGCATCTCGATCCAGTGGGTTTATGACTGGCAGGATCTCGCTGCAACGGGTGTCGCCACCCCGACCAGCGCACAGGTCGCGCTCTACCCCGCAGGTGCATTCGTCAAGGGCACGACCGACGTGATCTCGCTCGACGCGATCTACGACTCGACCGACGTCAAGACGAACACCTACACGGCCATCTTCTTCGAGGAGGGCTTGCTCGTTGCAAACATGTTCGGCGGCGGAACGCTCGTGGACATCGCGCTCGACACCCACGGTCGTGTGGGTCGCGCCGACATCACCAGCCTCACCACCGGCTACCCGGCGTAACCGATCCCGAGGGAGCACTGGCCTAGTGCTCCCTCGGGACCAACCTCTGAGAGGAGAAGGCCATGGTAGGAATCTTCGTACCAACACCAACCACGACGCTCGCCTCCGGTGGGCTCTTCGCCGTGGCCGCAACACTCGAGACCGTCTCCGACGACCACTACCTCACGGGCGTGGACATGGAGATCGACTCGATTGGCACCGCGACGATCGCACCGGACCCCTGTGCGCTGAGTGCCATCGAAGCAACCGACGGCGCAGTCGCCCTGCACGTTGACCTGACTGTTCGTGGCGGGGCCGCTGGCACCTACACGATCGACAAGGGCAACGGCACGGGCACGGTTACGCTCGTCGTCGCAACACCCGACTCGAAGACCAAGGTGGGCGGCAACGTCAACGTCAAGGATCTGACCTACGTCGCGAACGGCTCCTACACCATCACGGTGACCGGGCCTGACTACTTCCGTCAGTCGATCGACATCGTGGTTGCCGGTGGCAACCTCGTTGAGACGGTCTCCACTGCCGAGAAGATCTTCGCGGAGCTCACGCACCAGCATGGCGACCCGTTCCCGGTCTACAAGGGGATCGGGTGCTACCTGTTCAACCACACCGAGCACGCGCCGAAGGCAACGAGGTCGCTTGAGATCGGTGAGCAGCGTGCAGTCGAAGAGCGCGTCTGGAACTACGAGCTCGCCAAGGCAGCTATCGACCTGACCCCCGTGTCAGGCACGGCGGTCGAGGCGCGCGTGGCTCTGGGCATTCTCGAGGAGTACGCGGGCACCATCTATGGTGGCGTCCCTGTCGTCCACACTGGCAAGCGCGGAGCGATCATGCTCGCGACCCAGCAGATCGCCAACACCGAGCTCGGCATCACGTCGACGGTCAACGGCAGCCTCGTGGCGAACGGCAACGGCTACACCAGCCCTTTCGGTCCCGGTGGCGTCGTCGCTGGCGCTGGCGAGCTCTGGCTTTACATCTCCGGGCCGGTCCACATCTGGCGCGGGGACGTAACCGTCTCCGAGGCATTCATCCTCGAGACGAACCAGCACGTCGCACTCGCGGAGCGCTACTACGTGGTGGTCGTGGAGCAGTTCGCCGCGGCCATCCTGATGAAGGTGGAGTAATCATGCCCGATGGATTCATTGCAGGACGCGGCAAAGAGAAGGCACGCACCCTTCTCGGACTTGCCTCTGAGCTCGGCTTCCCCGTCGACGTGATTCGTGCGACCAATGGTGGGTACTACGTGCCCGAAGAGGTCGTCGATGCGTTCAACGGTGAGCCGTCCGTCCCACCAGTGGGACAGCCCGAGCCCGTCGCGCCTGCCGGGGTTCCGGCTGCAGGCGTGGTCGAATATCCCAACGGAGGGGCGAGCAAGGCCGAGTGGCTCGCGTTCGCCGCAACACTGCCCAACTGGGAACCGGCTGACGCCGAGCTCAAGCGGGATGAGCTCAAAGCCAAGTACGGCCCAGAGTCCGAATAACCAAATCACGAAACAGGAGTAGGTCATGTCGAAGCCGGTCACCAAGCCGATCAAGCTGGTCAAGGGCCGTCGTATGCGCGCAACGCGCCTCGACGGTTGTGGCCGGCCCGTCTACGGAGAAGACTCCGTTGCCGTCACCAAGGGGTTCATCACGAGCGCGTACACCGCGCAGACGAGTGACTCCGACGAAATCCGCGTCACGAATGCAGGCGGCGAGACCTGCATTTTCGAGCCCGCGGAGACCACGTTCAACGGGTACGCCATCGAGATGACCTTCTGCGAGGTCGACCCGGGGTTCTTCTCGATGATCACCGGGCAGGAGGTCTACCTCAACTACCTCGGCGAGGCGATCGGCTTCACCGTCGACACCGCCGTCGGGCTCACCACTCAGGGCTTCGCGCTCGAGGTGTGGGCCGGAGCGCCGTCGACTGATGCCTGCACCGACGAGAACGCTCAGGGCTCCTACGGCTACGTGCTCACGCCGTTTGCCAAGGGCGGCATCCTCGGCGACTTCACGATCGAGAACGGCGCGGTCACCTTCACCCTCACCGGAGCCTCCACCAAGGACGGCAACGCATGGGGCAAGGGGCCATACAAGGTCATGCTCAACGCGGGCACGCCAGATCCGATCTCAGGTCCGCTCGTCACCGCTCTGTCGACAACCGATCACCTCCTCATGATCGCCGTCGAGATCGCACCTCCCACTGAGTACGCGGGCCTCAAGCCGCTGCTCGACCCGGCCGCAGACACGCTCTCGAGCGTTGCTGCAGTCGTCGCCGAAGATGCGTTCCTCGCCACGATCACGGTTGTGCCGGATGCCAGCCTCACCGAGCCCGTCTGGTACGAGTTCGGCGACGGAACGTGGGACTACGTGCTCGGTGGCGACACCACGCACACGTACGCGACCGCGGGCACCTACACCCTCAGCGCCAGCCAGAACGGTGTCTGGGTTACCACGACAGTCACCGTCCCCGGCGTCTAGTCGACACGCAGAACCACGAGAGGGGGCTGGGGCAATAGCCTCGGCCCCCTTTCTGCGAGAGGATGAGCTATGACTTGCAATCCCGGCACCACTGACTGGTCGTGCTACGGCGCGCCAGATGAGGTCGCCCTCATCGAGCCTGACGTCAAGGAACGCGCCGAGCTCTTCGCGTGGATGACGCTCGAGTCGCTCACCGCGCACGCGATCAAGACGTGCCCCACCAGCTACCGCCCGTCCCGCCGCCCATGCCGCGAGGGGAGCAGCGGGTTCCCGTTCGCGCCCTTCCTCCGCGACGGCAACTGGTACAACTCGTGCGGGTGCTACCTCGTGAACGAGGTCACGCTTCCCGGCCCCGTCGGGAACATCATCTCGGTCGAGGTCGATGGCACCCTCGTGCCCGCCTCCGCCTACCGCCTCGACAACGGCAACCGTCTCGTCCGTCAGGATGGCGAACCATGGCCGGCGTGTCAGGACATGAACTTGCCCGCGGGGGCGACCGGCACCTTCGTCGTCGAGTACGTGGCCGGAGCCTCCGCTGACGTGGCCGTGAACTTCGCGGCCGGCGTGCTCGCCAAGGAATACCTGCTCGCCTGCAACGGGAAGAAGTGCCGCCTGCCCAACGGTGTCACGAGCGTCGTGCGTCAGGGTGTCTCCTACGAGATTCAGGGCAACATGTTCGAGAACGGGTTCACCGGGATCACTGAGGTCGACGTCGTGGTTCGCTACTACAACCCGAATCAGGTGCGCTCGACTGCGCGCGTCGCGTCCATCGACACGATGCGCAGTGGCCGCTCGACCGTGTGGAGCCGACCGTAATGGCCGAGTTTAGAGAGGACGCTGGGATCTACCCGCTCCTGATCGAGCTCGCGGGGTGCCTCGAGGCCGAGTTGGAAGAGTCCGGCCTTCACCCTGTCAGCTACCTCGCACTCATGCCCGGGTTCGAGGTTGCCTTCGACGCCGGCAATGACGAGGACTGCGGGCAAGGCTGGGTGAAGCTCCTCAACGCTTACCCTGCAGGCGACAGCTTTCCGGAGCCCGATTCTGTCGGAACCTGCATCTCACTTCTCGGCTTTGAGGTCGAAGTTGGGATCGTTCGCTGTCTCCCGGTGGCCGACGACAGCGGCAACCCTCCGAGCGTTGAGGACAATCTGCTTGCGACGCGCAATCAGCTTGCTGACATGGCGGCAATGCACCGCGCAATTCGGTGCTGCCTCGGCACGGGCGATCGCAACTACGTGCTCGGCACCTACAACCCCTACGGCCCCCTCGGTGGCATCGTCGGCGGTACGTGGACTTTCCGCATTCAGCAGGAGTTCTAGTGGCACGCCCACCTCGCGTCATCGTCTTTGACACTCGCGTGCAGAGCCTGTTCTCCCCCGGCCCCGGCGAGACCGTGAACAACTGGGTGAACTCGCGAATGGGTCGCGCGCGCACGATCGCCGTTCGCAACGCCCCGCAGCGCAGCGGCGAGCTCATGTTCTCGCACCTCCGCAACGGTTTCCGCAGAATCGGGCGCTATGAAGGCTCGTCATCGCTGATCAACACCGCCCCCCACGCGGAGTATGTGCACGAGGGGACCAAGGGCTCGAAGGCAAAGGGCAAGAAGTTCCTGATCGTTCCTCGGATGAGCGTGACCTATAGCGTGAGTCGTGCGGCGAGCTTGAGCTCGAACCTCACTCGGAACGTACGCAAGGTCCGTGGGCAGGCGGCGAACCCATGGCTCGCCGATGCGGTCAACGAAGCTTTCCGCGAGTGACGAGCTACGCGGTATCCTCGACTCAGGCGCCTACCCCCGGGCGCCCAACAGAGAACGGAAAGACTCGATGAAAGACTTCAAGATCTCCGCTCGGGAAGTGATCGAGGAGGAGGAAGGCGAAGAACTCGCTCTCCCCTCCATCGAGTTCTCGATCGGCGGCATCGGCGAATACACTGGCTATCGCCCAACCGAGGGGCAGGTGGCCCTCCTCATGTCGAGCGGCAGCGACCCTGAGATGAGCGACGTGATGGCCGGACTGATGACCTTCTTCAAGGGCATCCTCGACCGCAAGAGCTACCTCGCTATTCGCGCGCGGCTCAACCTCAATGAAGACGACCCCGCGGCGCTCGGCATGGCGAACCTGCAGGAGTTCATCGAGGGCTACCTCGAGGAGTGGGTCGGCCGCCCTACCAAACTGCCTACCGACTACATGCGCTCGCAGCGTCCCGGTGGGCAGAGATCGACGGGGCGTGCGCCCGGCAAGGGGTCAACCCGCTCAAGCTCACCCCGAACCGCTTCCTAAGTCTCGTCTATAGCTGGGCGGTGGACCGGATCGAGAGCGACAAAATTGAACAGTGGCAGGCGGAGCTTCTCGATCCTCTGCCGTGGCAACGCAGAAAGCCCGTAGTGTCGCAGTCGCTCGTCGACGAAGAGATGGCATTGTTCAAGAGAGCAGCAGGAATCTAGGGAAGGGAGGGTCGCGCTGATGGCTCGCACCATTGGTCGCATCGACTTCGTTGTCGGCGCCGACGGCAAGACCCTCCCCGCTCAACTCAAGGCAATCGGGAAGACCGGTGGCCTCGCTGCCGGTAAGGAGTTCAACACTGGGTTCCAGAAGTCCCTCTCGACCATGGGCAAGTACGTCTCGAACGAGATGCGCAGGAACGGCAAGTTTGCCGGCATCAGTTTCTCAAAGGATTTCCAGTCGGCGATCAAGTCGAAGCTGAGCGGCCTGAGCTCCGAGCTCGCGCGCCTACTCGTCAACAAGAACGGCTCTGCGTTCAACGACCTCGTGGCTCAGATGGGCAGCGTTAGCGCGGCATCCGACAAGCTGCAGGGAGACCTTGCCGCCCTTCGTGACGAGAACGTGCTCACCAACGATCAGTGGAAAGAGGGCTCTGACCAGATCCAGCAGTGGGCCTCAAAAGCGCAGATCGCAGAGAACAACGCGAACGCCTTCCGAGAGCAGCAGGAGAAGCTTCGCCAGTCGACCGAGGAGTTCCACAAGGCGATCAGCAACAGGGACGCCTACGACTCGTATGTGCGGTACACGGGCAGCGCGGGATCGGCATCCGAGCGACTGAACACCACGCTCAAGAAAATGAAGGAATCCGGCGCGGTCGGGGACTTTGAGTTCCACCGACTCACCGAGCGCGTGACCGAGTTCTCCGGCGCCATCGACAAGAACAATGGCAAGATCGACAAGTCCAATGGTGGCCTCCGCGAGTGGTATCGCGGGCTGTCGACGAATGCCCGGCAGTGGACCCTCATCATCTCGGCCATCGCCGCTGCGGGGCAGGAGATCGCGGTACTCGGCTCCGTGGCTGGCTCCTCGCTGGCGGTTCTCGCAATCGCGGCAACGGGCCTCGGCACAGCCGTCGGCGTGACCATCGCCGCCTTCCGCGGCATGAACGGAGATCTCGACAAGGTTGCCCCAAGCGCGCGGGGGGCAGCGGTCGCCCTCAAGGAACTTGGCGCTGGCTTCTCGCTCATTCAGGACTCGATTCAGGGCGCGCTCTTCGACGAGCTCGCCGGCCCCATTCAGAACCTCACGAACACGCTCCTCCCCGTGTTGAACACGGGGCTTACCGGCATTGCGGACTCGGTGGGTCGAGTTTTCGGCGACCTCTCGGCGGCGCTGACCAGCGATCTCGGGCTGAGCAACTTCGAGGCGCTCCTCTCAGGGTTCCAGCCGATCGTTGAGTCACTCGGGCACGCCTTCATCAACTTCGGTGGGGCCATTGGCAACATCTTCGTGATCGGCCTGCCTTTCGCTCAGGCGTTCTCTGATTCCATCGCCGACATCGCGGCCAGCTTCAACCTCTGGTCATCGTCCGAAGAGGGTCGTGCGATGATCCTCAAGTTCTTCGAGCACGGGCAGGAGATCATTGGGGCGATCCTCCCGTTCCTCGTGTCCGTCGGGCAGGCGCTCGCCTCGCTTGTTACTGACGAGTCGGTCGATAAGACGGCGGGGTTCTTTGCGACCCTCACCGAGTTTGTGCCAATCCTCGGCGAGATTCTCAGCACCCTCGGCGACCTCAACATCTTCGGCCTGCTCGCAGACGCCCTCCTGTCCGTGGGGCAGGTCATCGAGCCACTTCTCCCGTCACTCGGCCTGCTCTTCAAGGCCGTTTCCGGCGCGCTGATGAAGGCATTCGAGACCCTCGTCCCAGTCCTGATCACCCTCGCGGAAGCCTTTATCCCCGTGGTCGATGTTGTGACCGAGCTCATCGGCAGCGTCCTCCCGCCATTGATTGACCTCCTCGCCCCAGTTCTGCAGGGAATCGCCGGCCTCGCGGCTGGCGTGCTTGAGGGATTCGTCCCCGCCATCGCGACCCTCGTTGGCGGAGTAGCTGATTTGGCCCCCGCCTTCCTCGACATCGCGACCGCGCTCACGCCGCTGATCGCGGAGAGCCTGCCCCTGCTCGTCGACCTGTTCCTGTCGATGCAGCCCGTGACGCAGATGTTCGTCGAGACCCTGATCGGCTTGCTGCCCTCGATCCTTGCCCTGATCCCGCCGTTCCTGCAGATCGCGACGGCAATTCTCCCACCGCTTCTCGAGATCATGATCTCCCTCGTGCAGGGCGGCCTCTTCCCACTGATCGAAACCATCCGCATTCTGGCCCCGCCGATCATCGACATCATCACCCTGTTCGCTCAGGGGCTCCTTCCGATCATCGACGCGGCGGTCGTCATGTTCGGCGGACTCGCAGACTTCCTTGCTGGTGTTTTCCTTGGAGACTGGGATCGCGCGTGGAGCGGAGTCGGCCGCATTTTTCAGGGAGTATGGGATGGCATTGTTGCCACGCTCAAGCTCGCCGTCAACTTCCTCATTGACACGCTCAATGGGCTCTTCAAGGCGCTCGACAATCTCGGCCAGACGGTTCGCGCGATCTCGGGCGGGGCGCTCGGATTCGATGTCGACCTCCGCATCCCGCGACTTGCATCGGGATACCTCACCAGTGGCCCCATGTTCGCCCAGATCGGCGAGGCGGGTCGCGAGGCTGTCGTACCGCTCGATCGCCCACTGTCTCAGGTCAACCCAGCCGTTCGCCCGCTGGCCGAGTTCGCTCAGGGCAAGTCGAGCGGAAACGGCGACGGCAAGACCACGACCATCGAGGCGGGGGCCATCACGATCGTCACGCCGGCGTCGGACCCCGCTATTGTCGCAAGCATGGTCATTGACGAACTCGCAGACGGAGGGGTGTAGCTCATGTGGGAGGGATACCTGCAGCTTGGAGGCGGGGAGATTGTCAACGCCGCGCGCGCCGCGGCCTACGTCAAGCACCAGCTTCCGAACTTTCCGCTCAAGAATATCTGGGGGGGGGATGACCTACACCTCGCGCTCGGCGACGCTGAGTACGAATCGCCCCTCGTCGACGACGCTCCATGGGTGGACGTCTCCGACCTTCCGACCACGCGCTTCTACGGCGTGTACCCAATCTCCGTCGAGGGTGTAGGGGACTCGACACGTTCCGCGAATGTGTCGCAGAGCATCCTCGACGGAGGCGCAATCGGGCAGGTGCGCCACGGCACGCGAGAGATCCGCGTCGTGGCCCTCCTGATTGCCCATGACCAGCTTGCGCTCGAGAGCGGCCTGACGTGGCTGCGCGGCGCGGTCAACCCCGAGGCGTGTGGCACTCACGGTGCGACGTGTGGCGGCGCCGACTTCTGCTACTTCGCCGCGGAGCCACAGGTCGACCCCCACGCGGTCAACAGTGAGATTCCCCTGCTCGGCTCATTCTCGTTTGGCTCACTGTCGCCATCGACGTCGCCGATCATCCACAGGTTCATTCAGCAGGACGGCCCGGCATCAGTGGAATGGGTGCTGCCAGCCGTCGACGGAGCGAGCGTGCTGTGGGGGGCGCTCGCTCTCGATAGCTCCACAGTGCTCGAGCAGTCCGGCCCTGTCGTTCTGCAGCGCACCAACTTCGCGCGCAACTCGAGCTTTACCGTGGACACCTCGTGGTGGGAGGCGCCGACCGGCACCCTTTCGCGCGTCGCGACTGGCGGATTCGATGACGGCGCGTTCGGGCGCGTGGCAGAGGCGTCCCCGCCCACCGTGCGCACGAACTGGGTGGCCGACCCATCGTTCTCCGGCGACCCGGCGCTCGCGAACTGGCGCACCAACGCCCTGAGCTTTGAGTCTGTAGCTGACGGCACCGCTCCAACGGGCACGCGCGTCGGCCTCGCCACGCCTGACGGCACGGGAGCGGACATGTGGGTGGAAGTCTCCACGCTCGGCCCTATCCCCAGAGGTGAGGCCACAGCGTCGATCTACGTGGCTGCGCGCACTGCCGACGTCACGGTCACGGTCACGGACAACACTGGCGCACTCGTCGACACTGAGGTTCTGACGGGCTTCGGCTCCGCGTGGAACCGCAAGAGCTTCACCACGCCCAACCTCGGCGAGAACTACATCATCCGCTTCACCAGCGCTGGGGACGAGGAGCTCCGCGTCGACGCCATCCTGATCGAGAGCGGCGCGACTCTCGGCGGATTCATCGTTGGCGACATGGCTCCGGTCGGCGCGAAGAGCTACTACTTCCTCGACGGCACTCCGTACTCGATCTCGCGCGAGCAGGACGGCGCGCGGGGTGCAGTCGAGCTCCGCTCCGGCGAGACGAACGCCATCGCTGGCCCGAACACGCTGACCCCGTATCTCCGCTCGGCTGACGGTGCCGACGTATCGCTGCAGCTTCGCTCGGTGAACGACGACAGCGTGCTCGCGTCCCTCTCGATCGCGCTGACCCCAGAGTGGCAGCGCTACTCCCTGTCGTCGGGCTTCGGCCGCAACGTGCGCATCGTCATCGTCGGCGAGGGCACCTTCGACATCGATGGCGTTCTCGACGAGAGCGGCACGTTCGTGCGCGACTACTTTGACGGCAGCCACGCACCAGCCACAGACTATGCGATCTCATGGCTTGGCCCGATCAACGCCTCGGCATCACGCATGCGCTGGACGGGGGCTGCCGCCACAATGCGCCCTGACTCTGATTGGCGCCCATTCATCACCGCCGAGACGGGCAACATCGAGCCCGTACAGCTTGAGGTCACCCAGTTCACGTCGGTAGACGTCGACGACTGCCTCGACATCTACCAGCGCCGCTACCACGACGTGGTGTGCATCGATGGGCCGAAGATCACGGGCCGCTTCTCGCTCGAGTTCGGCGCGATGTATCAGGTGGAGATGCTCTTCGCCGCGGCAACCCCGTGGGCCTTCGCGAACAGTCACGACATCGACCTCGGCACGCCACTGACTGCCGGCTTCACGGACGCGGCTCCGGTCACAATCCCAGTCGACCCACTGTTCGACCCCGATTGCCCGCCGATCGCCCTCGCGCCTCGACCGCCGATCATTGACCTCGACTGCGTGGCGTCGCCGACCGTATGGACGCGCTACTACTCCGCGATCCCCCGCGATCAGGTCTCGTCGTGGTCGAGCACTGTGCCGACGATCAAGCTCATCACGCTGGCCGACGAGGTGCGGCAGGTGCGCGTGCGCTTCCACCCGAACCCGTTCAACTACGACGTGGACGTGGTGGACCCGCTCGAGTTCTGCTCCGAGTTCATCATCAGCTACCTGCCGGCCAACACCGTGCTCACCGTCGATGGGATGCTCAAGCGCGCGATCGCAGAGGTCGCCGGGGGAGCAGCGCAGCCCGCTGATCACCTGCTCTACGGCACGGGCGGCGTCCCGATCTCATGGCCCGAGCTCTCCTGTGGAATCGGGTACGTCATGACGGTGGACATTCCCCCGACGGATGCCGATAACCTGACGGTGGAACTCGCGATGACCCGAAGGGAGTAGCCATGCCTACCGACTGCATTGACGGTCACTCTGTCTTCCTCATGGATCGCGGCGGCACGCGCCGACTGCGAGAGCTCAAGGACATGAGCCGGGTGATCTGGAACCGCGAACGCGATGCGATCAGCGAGTCCACGGTCAACATCGTGGGCCAGTATTGCTCCGCTCAGGCCGACACGCTGAACTTCATCGAGCCCGGGCGTCACGAGATCGCGATCTTCCGTGGTGACGAGCGCGTGTGGGAGGGGCCGATCACTCGACTGGCCTACACCCGTGAGGGGGTCGGCGTGTTCTCGCGCGACGTCATGCACTACTCGTACCGCACGGTCATGCACGCCGGATACGACTCGCGTCACCCACTCACGGAGACTGTCGTCGGTCGCGCGTACAGGATCATGATGGCCGAGCTCGCGCGCAAAGAGGCGCTCGGCTACAACCTGCTCGATCACATCGTCGAGCATCACTTCCCGAATGAGGCCGAGACTTCGACGAACACCTACCCGTATCAGGACACCGTGTTCAACCACATCGACCAGCTTGCTGCCAAGGCGGGCATGGATTACGTGACGATCGGGCGCGCGGTGCACCTTATCGACACATCGCGACCCCTCGGCATGACGCGCGTGGTCACCGAGAACGACTTCCTCGGCGAGATGACCGTCTCTGTCTACGGCATGGAGCTCGCGACGGCCGCATTCGTCACTGACCAGCAGGGCACCTACGGATCGGCGGGCGGGAACCACGCTTACTACGGCGAGGTCGAGATCCTGTCTGCTCCGTACAACGAGGAAGAGGATGGCTCCGCTCCGAGCGCTGCGATCATGGCGACTCAGGCCGCGCGCAACCTCGACGGGCGCCTGCCGACCCCGCTGCAGGTGCGAGTGCCAGACAACTCCTCGCTCAACCCGAACGGGGTGCTCAAGGTCACCGACCTCGTGCCGGGGGTCTACGTGCCGCTGCGCGCGACGCTGCAGATCCGCCCCGTCCAGCAAATGCAGAAGATCAAGTCCGTGAAGTTCACCGAAGAGGCCAGCGGCGAGAAGATCGAAGTGACCATGTATCCGGCATCCGAGTCCGACGACGTGGAGGTGTGAGATGGGTGATTCCGTTCCCGTTGGCATGCGCGAGTGGATGCGCAAGATCGAGCAGCGCATCCGCGGGCTCGAGGGCTCGCGCACTCCCGGCCCCGTCGTCGGCGAGTGCAAGCTCACCGCTGGCCTCATCCCTCCGAACTGGCTGCACGCCAACGGAGCGGCTGTTTCGCGGACGACTTACGTCACGCTCTTCGCCACGATCGGCACCTTCCACGGCGTCGGCAACGGCACGACGACGTTCAATCTTCCGAATCTCACGGCCCCGTCGGGCACCAAGTGGATGATTCGGGTCTAGCCTGTATCTGTACTAGAGCTACTATCCGCGTGAGGTGGGGACAACGATGGCAAAGGGATGCTGCGATCAGACGACGTGCTCGTGCCTGATCGTCGGGGGCGACGGCATCGCCGTGTCGGGCTCCGGCACGCTGACGAATCCCTACGTCATCACCGCCGATCTCCCTGACTTCGCTCAGTCCCTCACCGTCCGTGACACGACCTCGGTCAACCTCACACTCACCGGCTCCGGTCAGGTCGAAGACCCGTTCGTCCTGCAAGCCAACGCCACGCTGCGCCTCACTGCGCTTGCTGATGTCGACGACCCCGAGGGTGGCCCCGACGTGGGCGACGTTCCCGTGTGGGTTGGCGTCGGCGCTGACGGCCACTGGGAGTTCGACATTCCGCCCGTCGCCCCGGCTGGTGCGGTCAATGCCACGGGCGGCATCGCTGGCATCGGCTCGGTCGGCAGCCCCCTGCTCGTCAAGGTCTCAGGCGTCTGGGGAGTCGCTCCGCTCAACACCCTTGGCTCGGACCCTGACATCGGCCTCGAGATCTACCTCGACTCGTCCGGCGAGCTCCGAGCGCGCCCCGGCGTCGGCACCGTGAACTGGGCGGACATCGCCGGAAAGCCGACGACCTTCACCCCATCCGCGCACACCCACGTCGCGTCGGCCATCACCGACCCGCAGAACCTCGACGTTGGGAAGATCGCGGGGCACCGCATCTACTCCACGCCGGGATCATCCATCGCCCCCACGTCGCCGGCGCCTGCCGCGGGTGACCTCTGGTTCTACTCGTAAGGAGCATCATGGCAAAGGGCTGCAATTGCGCCGGTTCATCCTGCGGCTGCCTGCTCACCGCGGGTGGCGGCATCACGATCACCGGCATTGGCACGGCGGCGAACCCGTTCGTCATCTCGGCGGTCGCGCCGGACCTCGCGGACATCTTCACGATCGACGACACGCTGAGCGTCAACATGACCCTGCTCGGGTCGGGCACCACGGGAGACCCGTTCATCCTGTCGGCGACCGCCTCTCTCGGACTTCTCGATCTCACAGACGTTGAGGGTGGCACTCCCGCAACTGGCGAGGGGCTCATCTGGGATGGCGCGCAGTGGACGTTTGCGGCAGTCGGCGGCGGTGGCGGCGGGGCCGTCTCTTCGGTCAACAGCCAGACCGGTGTCGTCGTGCTCGGCGCGGACAACATCGCGGAATCCGCGACCCGCAAGTGGCTGACGGCTGCAGAGCGCGTCATCATCGGTGGCGCTGCGGCTGACTCGGCCGTGGTCAAGCTCACCGGCGCTCAGACAATCGCGGGGATAAAGACCTTCTCGAGCGCACCAGTCGTCCCCGACGCCAGCTTCGCGCAAGCCAAGGTCTCCGGCCTCGCCGCGACCCTCGCCCTCCTCGCCCCACTCGCCAGCCCCGCGCTGACCGGCGTTCCGACCGCTCCTGCCCCCACCGTGGGTAGCAGCATCGCGACGAAGGACTACGTGGATGCGAACATCGGCGGCGTTCGCCCCGCGGTTCTCGTGCCCATCATCTGGACGGGATCGGCGTGGGCCTACAAGGGCGTGGCGGTCTCGGGTCGCCCCTCAGACATCACCTCGACTGACACCGCGGCCTTCATCGGCAACCCCGGTGGCACGCTTCCCTCGTGGGCAGCCACCAATGACGTCTGGATTCAGGGCTAATGGCCGGCGCAACATACGTCGTCCGCCTCCCCGACGCCGAGCGACGCGATCGAGCATCTATCCCTGTCGACGTCGCCCCCGGTGGCGGCGGTGGTGCGGGCTTTGGCCTACAGGCTTTCGGCACAACTTCATTCGGAGGATAAGCAATGGCACTCATCACTTTCCCGACCTCGGGTGACACCTCGTGGTACGACTACGCGACGAGCCTCGACGCCGAGGTGCGCGCGCTCATTGCCACGCCCCCGGCTACCGTCGTGGGGCAGAAGTCGTTCGACAGCTTCGGCGCGACCGACAACGAGCGCGTCACCGCGATGAACGCCTACCACCAAGCACACGCGGGCGGCATCCTGAACCCGGTGTACTTCCCGGCACGCCAGATCAACATCTCGGTGCCGATCAAGCTCTTCTCGGGGCTGCAGCTTGTTGGCGCTCCCGGCCCGGTGCGCGAGTACACGCGCAAGACCACGATCAACTGGCAGGGCGCGGCCAACACGTCGATCTTCATCTTCCCGACGGAGGGCCAGACATCACAGGGCTACCCCTCCGACGGCTCACCTCGAGATGGCAACATCAGCGGCATCATGTTCGTGGGCGGCTCGTCGACTGACGTGTTCCCCAAGCGCGCGATGACCGGAGACTTCGCGGGTGCAACGCTCTGGTACTTCAACATTCACAACTGTGGCGTGAAGAACATGCGCACGTTCTGGTGGGGCTACGGCACCGGTGTCACCGTGTCTGGCGTCTTCCACGCTCAGGCAATGTCCGAGAGCCCGTTCTTCTTCGGCGGCTCGGAGAACGCGATCTTTGTTGGTGGGCAGTCGTTCATGGACAACACTGGCTGGGGGGCGACCGCCAAGGCATTCGTGCGCTCGATCGCGGAGAAGTCCTACATCGGTGGTCAGTGCATGCCGACCGCGCGTGGGCAGTCGTGGCAGATCTCCATCGAGGGCGGGAACAACATGGTCATCACTGGGATCGAGTTCGATTCCCAGTCGAGCGATCCCGTGTCCGGCGCCAACCTCCGCATCTCGGGTGGCTCGCGCATCCTCATCACGGAGTGCTCGTTCAAGGGCGGCATGAACAACCCGGCAGGCGGCAGCGGCGGCGAGTCGAACAACCGCGGCTTCATCCACGTCACGGGTGGCAACGGCATCGTGATTCAGGGGAACAACTTCTCGAACTCGGGCTCGGCGGCTCCGGCGTCCACGCCTCTCGTCTACGCGAGCTCGGCTGTCGCGGCTGGCGCGATCAAGGTGGGGCTCAATGGCTTCACTGGCTACGATGGCGTGCTGCGTCAGGCGTCCGCTGGCCGTATCCTGACGATCGACCCGCAGACCTCGGTCCTCACCGCATAGGAGTCTCATGAGCCCGTCACTTCGCACCGGCACTGGCAACGTCACCACCGCCTCTACCGGCGCGGCGAGCGGGGCCACTTCGCTGACCCTCGCGAAGCCAGCGAACGTCGTCACGGGCGACATGATGATCGCGATCCTCTGGTCGCGCAACGGCACCACGGCTGGCTTCACCGGCATCCCCTCCGGCTGGAACCTGATCACCACGAGCGGTGCGGCGACAAGCGTCGGTTGGATGGGCGTCTACGCCAAGCTCGCGGGGGCGGGTGAGGCATCGACCCACGCATGGACGGGCACCACGAGCGGCCGACTCACGGGCATGATCGGCATCCTCGATGATGCGAACAACGCGAGCCTGCTCGACATCGCGGGCGGCTACGCGACCCTGATCAACGTCGGCACCACGGCGGCTGAGCTCAACCTCCCGACGATCTCACCGGCGAACAACGGCGGGCTCCTCGTCGCGGTCGGTGGACAGAACACCACGGGGGCCGCCCCGCACAGCTTCGACCCACCTGCCGGCATGACGGACGTTGCGGCAGTGGCGACGTCGACGACCGCCTCAGACTCTTCGCTGTACGTCGGGCAAGAGGCGCTCTCTGTCTCAGGCGCTACGGGCAACCGTCACCTTGTCGTCGATGCTGGGGCGAACAACTCGTCCGGGCAGGGCTTCATGTTCGTACTCAACGGCACGACGACTGACACGGTGGACGCTGGCGCCGATCAGTCGGCCATTCCTGCAGGGGCAGTCGTCTACCTCGCGGCCACAAGCTCGAGCGGTGCAGCTTCGTGGTCACAGGTCTCGGGCGGTGCGGTCACCATCACGTCGACTGGTGCGCTCACTGCCACGTTCGTCGCGCCTTCGGGCGGCAGCCCTGCCACGCTCGTCTTCCGAGCCACAAACGGTGCGGCAACCGACGACGTGACGATCAGCGTCGATGCTTTCGTGCCCCCGCCCTCGTCAAGTCAGGCAGCGATCCGCACGGGTGCCGGCAACGTCACCACGGGGGTCGCGGGATCGGGTACGTCAGTCTCGGTTGCCAAGCCGGGCAACGCGGTCATCGGCGACACGCTCATCGCGTTCGTGTGGAACCGTGTCGGCACTGCGGAGTACGGCACGCCTCAGTCGGGGTGGACAAAGATCGCGGAGAGCGCGACAACGACCGTCGGCTGGATCGGGGTCTACACGCACCCGGTCGCGACCAGCGGCGCGTCCACGTACACATGGGCAGCGGGGGCTTCGGGCCGTCACGTCGCGATCGTGAGCATTCTCGATGGGGAATACACCGCGAGCGTCGTCGAGGCTGTCGGCACGGTGTCGACAATCACCGGCACGAACACGTCGGGGGCCGCGCTCAGCCTCACGAGCATCTCGCCGATCGACACGAACGAGCTTCTCGTCGCGGTCCTCGGCAACAACACCACGGCCAACGCGCCACGCACGTTCACCGAGTCGACCGCTCTCACTCTCGTCGGCCGCGGACAAACGGCCACGGGCACCAGCGACTCGACACTCGAGGTTTACCAGCAGGCGCTCTCTGCAGCGGGGGCCACCGGTGCGCGCGCATTCGGGCTTTCCGATGGCACGAACGTCGGCTCTGGTGAGGGCTTCCTCTTCGCCATCCGCTCTGAGGGCATCGACGTCAGCGCTGGCGCCGATCAGTCAGGGCTCGCGGCGGGATCACTCGCCACTCTCTCGGCTACGACATCGCGCGGGACGGTGGTGTGGTCTCAGGTCTCGGGAACGGTTGTCAGCCTCACGCAGGTGGGCAACGTCGCGACGTTCACCACGCCATCTGGCCCCTCGGGGTCAACGCTCGTGTTCCGCGCTACGAACGGATCGACGACTGACGACGTATCCGTAGGAGTACTGGCCTTCGCCGGCTCCGTGAATGCGGGTGTCGATCAGGCGAGCGTGGAGCCATGGGCAAGCGTCACTCTGACTGCGGTCTCGAGCTCGGGATCTGCCGTCTGGTCTCAGGTCTCTGGCACGCCGGTCACCCTGCTCGGCTCGGGCTTGCTCGCCCGCAGCTTCGTCGCCCCGGCAGATTTCGTGGGCGGCGCGCTCGTATTCCGTGCCACAAACGGCACTGTCACGGATGATGTTTCAGTGACGGTTCTACCCGCCACGGACGGTCGAGTCATCAGCTTCGGCGTGGCGACCCCGGCACGGATTCTCAAGGTCTAACCAAAATCACCTCGCTGTGTGCTATGCACGCCGGTATGCTGACAGCGACAAGTTTCTAAGGAGCTCACCATGGCGATCATCGCGGCAGACATTCTCCTCAAGCTCGCGACCACCGCGGGCGCTGCAGGCAACTCGACGGCTCAGGCCGATCCCAACGCATCTCTCGGCAAGTACATCTCCACGACTGCTCTGGGCACGGCGCTCAATGGCCTCTACGACAACATCTCTGGTGCGGAGAACGCGGCGTCGACTGTCGACTACCGCTGTGTGTTCGTGCACAACTCTCACGCCACGCTGACCATGGAGAACACCGTGGTCTACCTGTCCGCAGAGGTCGCGGGCGGCGCTGCCATCGCTGTCGCCGCCGACTCGACCGCAGCTTCGGCCCTTGCGAACGCTTCCGCTCAGGCGTTGCAGATTGCCAGCGAGACCACGGCCCCCGCTGGACCGCTGACGTTCTCTTCGCCCACCACGGCAGGCACGGGCGTTTCGCTCGGCAACATCGCGGCAGGTCAGGTCAAGGCGTTCTGGGTCCGGCGCACCGCAGCGAACACCGCGGCCCTCGACGCCGACGGCGTGACCTTCGGAATCTCCTGCGACACGGCGGCGTAGTCCATGTCGCATCGCAAGAACTTTGCGATCTCGACAGTCGCAACAGCACCTTCTCCGGCCACCTCGGGCACCTCGCTCGTGGTGGCCTCCGGTGAGGGCGCAAACTTTCCCGTAGCTCCGTTCCCGGTCATCATCTGGCCGACAGGCGTGCGCCCCACCGTCACCAATGCCGAGATCGGCATGTGCATCGACCGCTCGAGCGACACCATGACGATCACGCGCGCACAAGAGGGCAGCCCGGCGCGCACTGTTGTCGTCGGCGATCAGATCATGTACGGCTTCACCGAGGCCGGGTTCGATTCTGTCGATCAGATGGAGGAGATCTTCACCCGATATGGCGTCTGGCGCGCAGTCGGAAACTCGACCGCGGTCCCGGGCTCCTTCGGCATCGCGGCGCTGACGTTCGTCGGCACCCCAGTCGCGCGCAACTTTGCGACGACGAACTGGCTGACGCGGCAGGCGCGAGTCAATTACCCTTCTGCTTCGACGACGGGATCGCTGTGCTCGTGGCGCTTCGGCGGCGGTATCGTCTCGCTCGGCAACGGCACCCTCGGCGGGTTCCGCGTGCGACATGTTTTCATGGCATCCGACGCCGCAACGGTCGCGGGAGCTCGGCAGTTCACCGGCATCTCGACGACAACGGGTGCGCCGACGAACGTCGAGCCGTCGACCCTCCTGAACTGCATCGGGGTCGGCCACGGTGCAGCGGACACCAACCTCAAGATCTACTACGGCGGCTCGGCGGCACAGACCCCGATTGACCTTGGGGCGAACTTCCCCGCCAACACGCTGTCTGCGGACATCTACGAGGTGGAGATCTGGAACCTCCCGGGATCGACTGCGACGACCGTCGTCGTGCGTCGGTTCAACACGTCGGGCACATTGCTGTTCGAGGCAACGAACGTACTCGGCCCGGGAACCGCGGGCGTCACGATGCCGCTGAACAACGCCGCCCTCTCGCCGATCTGGGGATACCGCACGAACAACGCAACAGCGCTCGCGGTCGGCATGGATCTCTTCTCTTTCCTTCTCGACCGATTCCCACTGGGGCAGTAGCTCATGCTCGGCGGCAGCTACCTCGCCGGGACGCCTCTCGGAAGCGACTACGCGGCAACGTCCAGCACGACTCCGGTCACCAAGACCTCAGCCACCTCGTGGAA